AGGCGGGCACGCTTCTCGGCTTGCAGACGGTCCTGGAACTTGCGCTCGTCGTCCTTGCCCACGTAGGAAAAAGCGCCCTCGCCCACGCCCTTTACCAGCCCGGCGGCGGTCTGCCCGACGGCCAGCTTGCCGCTGGCGTCCAGTCCCTTCCACGTCTCGCCGAGCGAGTCAAACCAGGACTTGCCGTCCTGGAGCTTGGTCATCGCGACGCCCGTATCCTTGACGCCAGCAGACACTGCGGCCTTCGTCGCCCCGGCGTCCGTCGTCGGCGCCACCCCGGACGATTGCGTGGGCTTCGCGGCCGGCGCCGGCTGCGCGCTGTACCCGGCTTGCTCAGGCGCGGCGGACTCCAACCCCGGGCGCATCGTGCGCGCCGACTCGACCAGCCCTTGCGACTTGATCGGCTCCGTCACCTGAGGGGCAGGCAGGTTCGGCAAGCCATCGGGCAGCACGTCTAGCGAGCCCGACTCGCGCAAGCCGGCGGTCGGCGGCGTCGCGGGCGCGGCCGGGCCGGCGGCGGCCGATTGCGCGAGCCCTTGGCCGCCGTTCTCCAGCGCCGAAGCCCCACCGCCACCCGCCACCTCTGCGGCGCCACCCTCTGCCCAGGACGAGTTCGCAGCCGCCTGCGCCGCCTCGGATGCGCCCAGGCCCATCATCGACGCCGCAGCGCCACCCAGCCCGATGCCGCCGCCGATCTTGACCAGCGCCTTGTTTTTCGTCGCGATGCCGACGGCGGTCACGCCCAGGCTCACCATCGCGATCGTGGACGCGGCCACGCCAGCACTTACTGCACCGGCAGACGCCACCGCTGCCAAAGCCATGAAGCCCATTGCCCTACCCCTTGTTGACCTTTGCCCAGATCGTCTCTTCGGGGACGTACCCAAGGCGATGCAGGATTGGACCGAATTCGCGGTGAACCTTCGTGTGCCACTTGATCGCGTCGATCTCGGAGATCGCGCTTAGATGGCGGTCAAGAAACTTGATGAACCGGAACCCCAGCCACGGGTCGCTGCGCCGCTCCGGGTCGATGTAGAACACGTCGTTGACGGCAAACAGGTTCAACCGGTAGTGGATGTGCGACGTGAGGAAGAACACCGCGTACCCAGCCATCGCGCCGTCGTCGTCGCGCGCCGTGAACACCATCAGCCCGCCGTCGCGCTCCAGTGCCTTGTAGCGGCCCGTGTCCGGCGCGAGCTTCACGCGCTCTTTGCCAAACGTGAGTTCCTCGTAGTGCAGGGCGAACAGGCGCTGCGCGTCCGGCCACGCCTGCTCAAGAGACTCCTGCTGGAAGGTCGCCATTACTTAGCCGCCCGCCGAGCCGCCGTTGTACTGGTTTTGATCCCCGTAGGGATCGTAGTAAGTAGTTCCGGCCGGCGGCGCGTTTTGGCTGTCTGATGATCCGCCGCTGCCGGCAGGCGCAGGCGCGACGTAGCCGCCTGAGGTTGCGCCACCCGCTGCGGGCGCGTCACTCGCAGCGGGCGCGCCACCCGCTGCGGGCGCGCCACCCGCTGCGGGCGCGCCACCCGCTGCGGGCGCTGCTGCGGCGCTTGTCCGAGCGCCTGCCGTCGCTCCGTTTGCATTGACCGGAAGCCGTTCCATCTGAAGAAGTTCGTCGATCTGCAACTGATCCATCGCCCCCGCAGCGATCATCGCGCGCCGGGTCTGCTCTTGAAGCTCGGCAACCATCGCAGACCGAGTCGGACCGTCGAGTCGATCGTCCAGCATGATGTTCGTTGCGCTCGTCTGGAACTGCCGGTAGATTTCCGACGAGGTCGCCGATTTCTGGCGCTGGTTGGCGGACTCCTGCTCGAAACGCGAGAGCGCGGTCCGGGTGCTGTTGTCCGCGTTTGCCACGGCGGCTCGGAACGACATGTCGGCCTGAGCGCGGGCCATGTCGTTGGTCTGCCCGGCGTTGAAGCGAGACGTTTCGTTCGTCTGACCGGCGTTGAACCGGGATGTTTCATTTGTCTGGCCGGCATTGAACTGCGACGCGGTGGCCTGCTGCTGGTTTGTCTGTAGCGCGGCGCGGTTGGTCGCGTCGGCGTTGTTCAGTTCGGCGCGGTTGCCGGCGTCGGCCGTGAACTGACGGGCGGTGCTGATCAGCCCGGCGTTCGTGCGCGACGTGGCGTTCGACTCGCCTGCGTTGAACTGGTCGGCCGAGTTGCGGTACTTCTGGTTGTCCTGAGACGCCGTGCCAAACGTCTGAGCGTCCTGTAGCGCGATCGGCAGAGCCTTGTCGATGACGGCGGCCTGCCCCGCCTCGACAGCCATCGAGGAATTGATCAGCCCGCGCGCGTTCGACGCCTCTAGGGACTGCTGTCGTGCGCGCTGGAGCAGTGGCAAGTTGCCTGAGATGATGCCTGCGATCTGGTTCTGGACAAGCTCGTTGTCTTGCACCGTCCGCATCGTCGCGTTGGCGCGCTCGGTCGTCGCCGTGGCGGCGTCGTAGCCAGACGAGGAGGCTTCTCGCGTGGCCGCCTGACCCGGCACCGAGGCCATAGCCGTCGGCCCCGCAGTCGTTGTCGTGGCCGCAGCCGCAGACGGCATCCCAGGCGCGGTCACCGCGAACGGGTTTCCGCTGGGCTCCGAGAACGGGTCGCCTTTGGTCGGCGCCGGGAACGGCTTGGTCACAACGGTTGCCACGTCAGCCCTCCTGCGTCCGAGCGGCCTGGGCGCGCTCTGCTTCAATGCCGTCGATCTGCGCGGCAATCTTGTCGATCAAGGACCGCACATCGTCGTGCGGCATCCGCCCGAGCGCGACACGCACGACGTTCAACTCCTGGCGCGTCAGCGCGATCTGGTACGTCTCGTTCACAGCCACTTGTCCTTGATCAGTTCGTCCAGCAGAGCGGTCACCAACCGATCGCGGGACTTCGGGTGCAGCATGACGGAACGGTCGTTGTCGTTGGTGATGAAGCCCAATTCCAGCAGCGCGCACGGCCCCGGGAACTGGAACACGGCAAGATTCGGCCGCGCCTTCACACCTCGGTCGCGCAGGTTCAGCGCGGCCAGCGCGGCTCGCTGCACGGCGTAAGCCATCGGCATGGACTGCTTGTAGAGGGTTTCAGTACCATTCGCCTCTGGGTCGCTGAAGGCGTTGCAGTGGACTGAAAGGTACACGTCGCAGCCCGCAGACTTGGCGCGCGAGACGCGGCTGAACAGCGGCGAGACGGTGTCGTTGTCGCGCCGGGTCATCCAGTACGGCACGCCGCGCGCGTCGCACTCGCGAGCTAAGGCAAGCCCGTAGTCAAGCGTCACGTCAGCCTCGCGGCGCTCACCGCCGGACGCGCCGGGGTCGAACGAGCGCGGCGCAAGCCTAGACAGTCCGTGACCGGGGTCGATGCAGAGCCGCTTCATCGCGTCAGGTCAGTGCGACGTAGCGCCACGTCGCGCCGTTGCGGACGTAGATCCGGTTTGTCGATCGGTCAAACAGAGCCGCCACGGCGCCCGTGTAGGCGGCCGGCACGCCCGTTGGGGCACCGTTCACCGTCGGCAGGTAGAAGAAGCCCGTCGTGGTCGTCGTCGCCGCCTCGGTCGTGGCGTCGCCCATTACAAGGCTCGCCTTCTCGTCCATGAAAAACGACACCTTTGGGGTGACGTTGTCGATGTTCTTGCCGAACGCGATGCGATCGGTTGTTGCCACGCGGAAAATCGACGCATCTCGGGCCGCCCCGGACTGCGCGTCCGAAACCGTGTATCCCGTCCCGAATCCAAATCGGAATCGACCAGCCATCACATCTGAGACAGGCGTCCCGACCGTCCCGATTACGCCGCCCAGCCATGCGCCATTCTGGAATGTTGACGACTCCAGGTAGGCGCCCAAGAACCCCTTCGGCGAACTGCCGGACGTTGGTTCCGGCATCCGGTCGAACGCCGCCGAGATGCGGTTGAACTCGCCCCGGACCTCGGACGACGACAGCGTGCTGCGGGTCTGCGGTAGACCGTAGGCTGTGAACCAGTTGTTTGCCACCTATCGCTCCAGGCGGCGCGCAACCCAATGGGTCATCACGCCAGTGATCGTGAACGGGTCTACATACATGTCGGCGCAGCGGATGAAGAGGGACACGTTCTTGCCGGTGCCATCGATCGAGATAGAGGCCGGCGAACTGCCCGATGCGTCCCACGCCAAGTCGTCCCAGGCGCCCTCATCCCACACCGTCGAGGAACTGCCATCGACCTCCTGCTCTGGCGTCTGCTTTGCGGACGGACCGGAGTGGTCGACATCGACGCCAGCCTGGAACTTGACGTAGCCGCTTTCCGCCTCGACCTCCAAAGAGATGCGTCGAAACGCCTTCCTAAGCCTCGGAGACTTCATGTGATTGAACGACAGCAGCGCAAAAGCGTCGATCGGCTTGCCTTCAAAGTTGCGCCCTACGTCCATGCGGTACACGTTGTCGTCGGAGGTGAACAAGATCACCTCGCCCAGTGCCGCGTCCTGGTAGGTCACCGCGCTGCGGACAACATGATTGAATCGGACCGGGGTCACAGCGGCCAGCTTGTTTCCCTTAAAGGTGAAGTACAGACCCGTCTTGTCCGAGAAGAAGATTCGGTACTGGTTGCTGCCGCGCACCAGCACCGAACAGGTCACCAACCCGCGCCGCGCGTTGATGAACTTCTGAACCTGCTGACTGATCGTCGCGGTCTGGAAGTTGCCGAACGACCGCGTGGCGCCCAGCGTGGTGACGCCGTACTCGTTCATGAAAACCGGGTCCGCCATGACTTGCAGCGTGCCCGGGAAGAGGCCCATGTCTCGGTTCACCTGGACAAGTCGGAAGTCCGCTGCGGCGTCTCCGTACAGGATTGAGATGCCCTTCTTCGCACCGATCAGCAAGGCCGAGGCGGCGTCGCTGCCGACCACCGTGCCCATCTGCGTGACAAACTCGCCCATCGCGATCTCGCCCGCGCCCAGCACAGGGGTCCACGTCGTCGGGTCGCCAGCCGCCGAGTACTGCACACTCGCGCCAAACGCAAGGAACAGCCGGTTCTTGTGCGCCGCCAAGCGCGTCGGCGTGTCGACGGCCATGCCCGTGGCGATGTACGACAGCGTGCCCGTGCCGGGATTGAACGCAAACGCCTTGCCGACTCCGGTCACCCCGTACAGCTTCTTGGCGTAGGCCGCGCCCGTGAAGTTGTAGGGGACCATCTCGCAGTAGGTTGGCGGCCACCCGGTGAAGTTGGTCGTCGGCGTCCCGGGCGTGCTGTAGACCAGATTGTCGGTCGTCGTCCCAGTAAGCCTAGACCATTCTCGGTACGCGAATAGCGGACTTCCGCCGCTCGACTCCGACAGCGTCCAGATCCCGAAGTAGCACGATTCTCCAAGCCACTGCAAGCCCGCAAGGTACGGGACGCCGTCGATCTCCGAGACGCCCAACAGCTTGAACTGTTGCAGCCCTAGCCCTGGCGCAAACTGCGACGCCCTCGCTTTCGTTTCGATTGAGTGCTTAGTCTCTGGGTCAGACAGAAAATCGCCGTACAAGTACTCGGGAATGATGCTTGCAACCCTGACAACCAGTGCTCCCGATCCGACAAAGATCCCGTTGAACAGGACGGCCTCGCCTGTGATGAAGCTGCCCTTCTGATCTTGGACGTAGAACCCGGCGCCGCCGGTCGTGCTAACCCCGAAGAAGATCGGCCCAGGCGCGCCGGGTGTCGGCGGCTCGCCGAGCGTCGGGCCTATCAATGTCGCCGTCGCACCGGAGTCGTTGCCAACCATAGTTGCCCACGCCGGGATGTTCACACTCGCCGGGCTGGCTCCGCTGCCAGACGCCCCGAGTTGAAGCGTCACGATCGAGAATCGCATCTCGGCCGTTGGGATGCGTCCCGTGAACCGTTCGTAGCCCTTGATCCGACGGTAGCCGCCTCGGATTCCCTGCTCGAAATTCTGCATCGCACGGCACGCGCCGTCCGACAGTTGCAGCGGCGGCGTGATCTCGTCAAGGCCGCCAGCCGGGACGAAGAAGTCCGTCTGCACCGCAGGCAGGCCCGGCCCCTGACGCTTCATGCCAGCGGACCCCCGAAAGTGATCGCTGGCAACTGGTCGAGCTTGAGCCGGAACAGCAACTTGTCGCGCCCCTCTCGGGCCTCTGACAGAATCTCGGGCGCGATCTCGTACCGCCCGTACCTGAGCATGGCTTCGTAGACGATGACCATGTGGAACTTCTTTGGGCACGCGGGCACGTCGTCGTTGTCCTCTAGGTCGACCGGCTCGGCTTGGTACTCGTAGAACAACGTGTACGCCGCGTCCGCGCCCGGCGCAAGGATCAGCGCCTTGTCGCCTGGACGCACGGTGAAGTAGCGCGGCTTCGCGTACCCCGACACGTCGAGTCCGGGGCCTGCAATGAACTGGTCGTAGGGCAGGAAGTCGAGCGGGACCGACTTAGACCTTGGCGTGCCAAGTTCAGAGATGCGGAAGGAGTCGATCTTCCAGGTGTTCACGTTCTCGGCTAGCCACTCGGGCGGGCTGATGATGCTGTCGTACTGCGCGACCGTGTGGGCCGACTCGTTCCGCATGAACGCCCACTGACCCTCATGCTCGGTCTGAATGTCGACCCACGCAGACGCCGCCCAGTTCCGCAAGCGCAGATGCTCGCCAGAGAGCGTCTCGACATCAGTGATCGGGCTCCCCGATACACCGCACTCGACGCGCAGTCTCTCGACCAACTGGACGAAGTTCACGCGATCAGCCTCGGGTCTGCATCTTCTTGCGAGCCCATTCGCGGCCCTGCGGCGTGTCGTTGACCACGATCATCGAATACGACAGACCCTCGGTCTTCTTCAGACCAACTTGGATGTCGCTGCCTATCTGCTGGGTGTGCTGGTCGTAGGTCGCCGTGCGCGCGTTCAGCAGCGCCTCGACGTGGAACCGCTTGACCTTGGTGTCGACCCCGCGCTGGATGTACGCGCGAATTCCGTTGACGCACGGGTCGACGATCGGCAATTCGCCTTCCTTGCCTTCGGTCGGGATGTTGATCTCGACGATCTCTTGCATGAAACGCTCGTAGGCCAGCGCGTCGGATGCGGATGCTGCGGCCGGCTCGATCTCGATGGAACGCGCGGTTGCTGCCTCCACCATCGGCACGATAGTGACTGCCTCGGGGGCGTGTTCTCGGCTGTCGGTGTGTTCGGTGGTCGTCACGGTGCTGACTCGGGTGCGGTTGGGAACGCCTCTGGGCATTTGGGCTCTCGCTCTCTCGGCTGTCCAAAAAAGAGCGGCCTCAAAAGAAGCCGCCCATGAAGTCGGGTCGCGGCCCGACGGAGGAGAACCCGGCGGGTACTAGCCGCTGGGTTCGTGACTGTTAGGCCGTGATCGGCTGCGCCGGGATGAGAGTCAGGTCGCGGAACGTGTAGGTCATGCCCGTCACGCTGGACAGGTTGTTCGTCCCGAACGTCCAGGTGCCGGACAGGGTGGTGCCGCCCTGCGCGTACAGGTAGCCGAACTGCGTCCAGTTGTCCGGCAGGCTCGGAAACGAAACGGCCGACTGCTTGTCGGTCACCTCCGACAGCTTAACGATCGGGCCTTGCGAGGCCCGCACGTTGCCCGAAGCGTCGAGGGCGAACAAGATGATGCACGCTTGGTCGGCGACGATCGGCAGGAACGCTTTGCCGGTCGACACGTCAAGCGTCGGCGAGGTGAGGGCTTGGTTGGAGAGCGCGGTCCGGCTGTAGACCTGACCCTGGATCGCGTAGGGCAGCGTGCCCGTGGTCGAGATGGTCGTGGTCGTGCCGGCCGCGAGGGTGGCTTTCCCCAGCGCGATGTTTCCGCCGAAGATGCCGTTGGTGACATTGGTTGCCATTGCAGTAGTCCTTGGCCGTTAGGCAGTGAGATTGGGGGCAGTGGGGGCGGGCCACAGCGAACCGTAGTTCGTGTCGGTGACGCCTGCGTCGGCGTCCAGCTTCGCGGCGATGCCGGTCACGCGCGCGTTGAGAGCGGTGATGTCGGCACGGGCCGCAAGCAGGAGGTCGAGCAGTTCCCGCTGCGTCAGCGTGTCGAGGTTCGACGCATTGATGCGTTGGCTGATGGAGGGCATTGCTTGCCCCTTACAGCGCGGTCGCGCCCGACTCGACGCGGGTCATGAAGTTCTCGTTCAGACGGACCGCGTTCATGTAGAAGTTGCAGCCGACGTAGCCGAACTGCCCCAAGGGGTTCGCGTGATTCTTGTCGGTCGCCTTCAGAACGGTCGGCTGCACCGCGCCCATGCCCTTCAGCGCAACCTGACCCCAGGCGTCCTCGGCCACGACAATGGACGGGTACACGTCCACGTTCGAGCCGCCCAGCGACACCATGCTGTTCAGCGTCGCCGAGCCAGACGCAAGCCACGGCTCAAACAGCGGCGAGGTGATGAAGCGGAACCGCTCCACCGAGCCGAGTTCGCGGTCGTGGACCGGCTTGCGCTGCGCGTACTCCTCGACCTTCGTGAAGCCGGGCAGGTTCCGCACGTCCGCTTCCAGGTCGGTGTGGATGAAGACAAGGTAGCCCGCCTCGACCGGCGCCGTGCCGAAGTTGGGTCCAGACGCCAGCCGCTGGGTGACCATGCGGGCGCGCGCGTTCTCCAGCGTGCGGGTTGCCTGCCGCAGCTTGTTCAGCGAAATCGCGGTGTTCACAGCAGCGCGCGAGGAGCCGTTCGCGTAGATGATGCTGGTGCCGCCCTTGATCACGCCGTAGCGGATCTTCTCGGCGACCTCGGCCATCGTCTCGCCGCAGATCTTGCTCATGTCCGAGGGGATGTCGTCCTCGTACATCAGTTCCGCCTTCGACGTGAACTTGAACAGCACGCCGTACTGCTTCAGCGTCACCGACACGTCGGTGTAGGTGATGGTATTGCTGTTCGGGGTCACGCCTTCCTGGATTTCGAAGGCGTTCACGCTGATGTTCGGGGCGCCGTTGGACGCCATGTTGAACGGGTTCACCCGGCGGAAGACGATCGTGTCGGTCTTGCGCTGGGGCTGCTGTTTCTGCATCCCGAAGCGGGCGAGAACCTCGATCGGCTCGGCGTGACGGAGCATCTCCTGCTCGGCCGCGATGAGGTTCCGCGAGGCGACGGTGCTATAGCCTTGGACTGCCATTTCAGTATTCCTTGAGTTTCGGCGGCTTGCGCTTCTTCATTGCGCTTGCCACGATCGGTTTCGGTTTGGGAGTGGGTGCGCGCGATGGCGCTCCGGTTGCGACAGATGAACGTCGACCCGGCGAACTGCCGTAGCCTTGTGTCGCCATCACGCCGCTCCTTGCTTCCGCACACTCTCTGCCGCGAGATAGTCCCAGTACTCGGCGGGCGTCATGTCGTTGACCGACTTCGACGGCGACCGGCTACCGTTGCTTCGCGGTGCGGTGACGGAACTTCCGAGGCGTTGCTGCCGCTCTGCCGCAATCTCAGCGGCCGACCTTGCGGTCGACGGGTGAGAGGTTGCGGATGGCGGCGCTTCAGCCCCGAACTTGAACAGGTTCAACAGCTTGATTGCGTCGCTCGGCTTGACGGAATCCGCCAGCTTTGTGACGCGCGCGGGTTGATCTTCAATCCAGGTGTCAAAGGCCGGCGAGTTGATCGTGTCCACCCAGCCCGGGTGAACCGACTCGACAAAGTCCCTTGACAGCGCATCTCGTTCCTTGGCGGCGGCGGCACGGTCGTCGGCCAGTTGCTTCTGGAGAGCCTGCACGGCGCCCTGGTCGCCCTTGCCAATGCGCTCCTCGATCCGCTCGTCGATGCCGACCGCCCACTCGGGGTAGTCGTCCTTCAGCGCGCTCCATGCGCCGCCCGACTTCGATGCCTCGCGAACCTGCTCGGCGGTCGGCTGCGCGGCGGCCTGGGCGGTCTGCGCGGCGGCGAGCCGGGCCTCAAGCGCCTGGGCCGCCTCGGCCGCCTTCGACGCGCGCCCCTCGGCCGATCGCACCCTGCGCTCCATCAGTGCCTTTGCGGCGTCGACCTCGGCGCGCAGCGCGGCGATGGGATCGGCCGGCTCGGACGGGGCCTGCGGCTGCGCGCCAGCCTCTCCAGCGGCCTGCCGGCCCTCGGCCGGGACGGTAGTGGCTTCGGCGCCCGGCGCGGGCTCCTGCGGGCTCGGCGCCGCCGGGGCGTTGTCGCCACGCGGCTGCGCGGCAAGTTCGTCCCACATTGCCTTCTTTTGCTCTTCGGTGACTTCGATCTGCTCGGACATGGGTTTCCTCAGTCGTTGTGGTCTGTCCACGCGGAGGGCTGCGTCGTGTCGCGCACGCGCCGCTCTTCATCCGCCTGCATCCGCTGCTGCATCGGCAGCGCAATCAGTTCCTTTGCAAAGGCGATCCGCCCCCGCAGCGCCGCCGTCTCGGCGTCCGTCAACGGCGCATCGTTCTGCTCCCGCAGCGTTAAAACACGGGCGTGCAGATGCGCCTCTAGCCACACCCAAGTGGGGGAGGTCGGGTCCAGCATTGCGGTCAGTTCAGCAGCGCGTCGCGCGCAACCCGCAGCGCCACGACCTGGACGTTG